TTTTAAGTTTAGCTTCGGCACTTTTAAGAATGTTCTCCCAATTATCCTTTAGCTCAGACATATTCATATTAGTCCAATCTTTTGGAGCTTCCTTCAATCCTCTTGGGTTTCCGGCAACTTCAGGAACATTTGCCTTAGCATTATTAATTTTATTAGTTACATATTCAAGAGTTTCCAAAGGCAATGATGCCAATGCCTCTCTATCATCTTCAGGATGCAATTCAATTAAAGATGCTCTTTTAGCTTCTTCATATTTAGCCCACTTTTCAGAATTAGCAGTTAAAGATTCATTTTCAGAAGATACTTTTTCATATAAAGCTTTAAAGTCTTCTTTCTCTTTCAATTTATCTTCTTCTGCTTTCGCTAACCTAGATTCTAATTCAGCTAGTCGAGCTTCAGCTTCCTGCGACCTTTTTCTATACTTTTTGCTTTCTGCAATTAACGCACTATTGTCAGTCGAATCATTAGTGGTTTCTTTTGTAGTTTCCTCACTAGCTGTTTCGGTTGCTACTTTTGTTTCTTCGGACATACTGCCCTCCTATATGTTGTGTAAAAATACAGGTAAAATGCAATATGTTGCATAATACCATCATCGTAACTTAAATTAAGATGCTTGTATTTTGCAAGTATTTGATGACGAAGCAGATAAACTATAAGAAAAAATGGTTTGATTTTATGGGTTATACACCTCATAAAGGGCAAACAAAGTTGCATTTTCCTACTAAAGAGAGTGCAAGGTTTTTTGTTATGGTTTGTGGTAGGAGATTTGGGAAGACTACAGCTTCAGCAATGGAAGCAACTTACGTTGCATCTCAACCCAACAAACGAATTTGGATGGTTGGTTTGTCTTACGAGAAAGCTGACTTAATGTTCCGAGAAGTATGGCAGAAGATGGTAGTGGGTCGTGCCAATGATATTATAAGGGCATCCGAAAAAGATAGATATATAAAGTTTAAATGGAACACAACGGTAGAAGCTAAATCGGCTGATAATCCTGATTCTTTAGTGGGTGAAGGTCTTGATTTGTTAATCATAGACGAATGTGCCAAGGTAAAAAGGCGAATATGGGATATGTACTTATCTCCAACTCTTAGTGATAGAAAAGGTAAATGTATATTCATAACTACTCCTGAGGGTTTTAATTGGGTTTATGACCTTTACCTCCTTGGGAAAACTGATGATTTATGGGAATCACATCAAGCTCCTTCTTGGGATAATAATTTTGCCTTTCCTAAAGGAAAAGATGACCCTTTCTTGCTTGAAAGAAAGAGGAATATGTCTAAGGAGTTGTATGAACAGGAATATGGAAGTCAATTTACATCATTTGAGGGTCGTGTATATCCGTTTGACAGAAATCTCGATATGGGCGACTTTTCTTACAACCCAAATCTTCCCACATTCTGCTCTATTGATTTCGGCTATAGGCAACCTGCCGTGGGGTGGTTTCAAATATATAGGATTCAAGGCGTTTGGCATATAAATATGATAGATGAGATTTTGCATGAGCATAATATTAAAACGGATGAATTAGTTGAAAAGATTAAGGCTAAACCTTATAATGTTAGAAAGTATTATGGCGACCCTGCAGGACATCAAGCTCAAGGTCAATCAGGGTTAGGAGATATAGAAATTTTTAGAAGACATGGCATACAAGTGCATAGCGTGAGAGATAAAGCATCTCGAAGTATAGCTTCAGGGATAAGTCATGTTAGAGGTTTTATGGAAAATGCACAAGGGGAAAGATTTTTTCATTTAGATAAGAAATGTACTAATATGGCGATAGATTTAGAAAATTATCGCTATCCTGAAGCTAAAGAAGGCAAAGATTTAAAGCCTGAACCTATTAAAGACGGCAAACATGACCATGGTACTGATATGCTTAGATATTTTTTTGTAAATCAGTTTCCAATTAAAAATAAAGAAATAAGGATGATACAAAGATGACAGTAGAACAAATTATACAAGACTCAATTAAAGAAGCCAAGCTACAGAGGGAAAAGGCTAGGCGTATGGAGATTAGAAAGCTTCTTGATTACTATACAGGTACAGAAACCGATAAATATATTGATGATTACTTTTCTGCTGATGCTTTTAGGGAAATACCTTTATACAATGCAAACTTCACAAGAAGATTTGTTAATAAGATGTCAAGAATTTATACAGTAGGTGCATCTAGGAATATGGATGAGCAATATTCTATTCTTACTCGCAAAAAAGATGCAAGAATGAAACATATCGAGAGAATGACTCGATTATGTGGAACAATCGCAACTCAGGTTATATATAGAGATGATACCGTAACTCCTTGCTTTGATTATAGACCAATTTACTATTTTTCAGCACATTTTGATGAAAATAACCCATTTACGCCTACGGCAATCACATATCCTATACTTTTTGGGGTAGATGACCCATCATTTACTGAAAAATTGCAATATGCTTATTGGGATTCTCAAACTTACATACATTACGATGAAGATGGAAATGTTATGAACGAATATGAGCATGGATATGGAGTTATTCCATTCTTATTTACCCATAAAGAGGAGTTGATAGATTCTTTCTTTGTTGAGGGTGCTACAGATGTAATGGGTTGCAATGAGCAGGTAAATATTACAATGACTGAACTACAATTAGGATTAAGATTCCAAATGTTCGGACAACCGTTTATTACAGGGTTAAATGGAGATAAAGCTATGGAAAGAGCAGGTTCTGATACTATATTAGACCTACCTGAAGGTGCTAATTTTGGCATTGTATCTCCATCAGGCAACATAGAGAGTGTAATAGAGAATGTTAAGTTTCAAATAGACTTAGTAGCTCAAAACAATCATTTATATGTTCAGTTTGCACAAGATGGAGGCGAAACACCGTCAGGTATCGCATTGAAAATCAAAGATTTAGAAAGATTTGAAGATTATCAAGACGATTTAGACCTTTGGAATATGTATGAGCATGACTTATATGATATAGAAAAAGCAATAGCAGCATATAATGGAGTTAAATTACCTGAAGAACTTAATGTTGATTTTAATGAGCCTGAATATCCAAAGACAGTACGGGACCAAATAGATTTAGACAATCACAGGCTAGCTAATAACTTAGTAACACAAGGTAAGCTACTTGCAGAATACAATAAAGACTTAACTATAGAGGAAGCAGATGCCATCATCGCAGAAAACAAACAGAAAAACGAAAAACTCTCGCTCTTTGATAGAGTACGCCAAGAAACTCAAGGAGCTGAATAAGCTTGATATAAAATTTGAAGGCAATATCTCTAGTATTATAGAAAATCCTAGGGAGTGGGCAGAGTTATTTGCAGAAAAAGTAATCGTAGAAAATATACCTCGCTATAAAAAAGCAAAAAATTTAGGAAAGGAGTTCGCTAGTGAAATTAACAATAAAAACTAATTTTAGCTTTCCTAGTTTATCATCTTCTTTTAAAAAAATAAGAAATAATTTTATAGAGTCTTCTGTTTCTAAAGAGGCAGAAGAAATGAGAAAAAGGCTTTCTAATGGCAAGACTATAACAGGTTCAAATATGGAAGCTATCAAAGATTCGACTAGGTTAGTTAGAAGTTTAAAAAAGCAGCCAATGAGTACGCCCCCTTTAAACGCATCAGGAGCATTAAAGAATAGTATAACAGCCCAAAAAAAAGGAATTAATTTCAAAAAGTATGGAATATATCATAATGAAGGCTATATAGTTAAAAATAATCCTGTATTACCCGTTAAGGGCAAAGCAGTTCCCTCAGGGCATACAAGAAAAAAATTTTACTTTGCAGGTAAAGCAGTTCCTGCTAGAAAATGGTTACATGACAGTAAAACATACTCTATAAATAAAGAATCTAAATCTAATCTATTGAGTGAGATAGATAAGGCACTTAAAAAATAAAATGGCGAGGGAATATGAAACTATTGAAGAAGCTACGGCAAGTCTTACAGAAGAAGACGAAAACATCCTCCTATGGTCAGCTATCGGAGGAGCAGCAGCAGTTGATATATTTGTTGCAAGAATTGAATCAGAGATTCTTAGACTTAGACAGGCAAATATTGGAGATGCAGAAATCGTCAGAATCCTTAGCGATGACTTTACCACTAGAGGAAGAATATTCGGAGAGTTTTCAAATAATCTTCGCAGAGGAGTTGTATCAGGAATTATGCAAGGTTCTCGGTTCGGACAAGATGAGGTTTATGGGAATAGCGTAAAATTTCGTTGGGTTAGTGTTGGTTCTTCTAAGATATGCGTAGATTGTCAAGATAGAATAGGACAAATTGCAACTTGGGAGCAATGGGAGTCTTTAGGGCTGCCTGCTACAGGATTTAGTGTATGTAAGGAGTTTTGCTACTGTCAGTTAGTGCCTGAAGACATAGAAATAGACGATAGAGTAGTTATTTAGCCTCTTTTTCCTTTTCTGCTTGCTTTCTTTCATTCTCTTTCTTTAATTCTTTTAAATATTCGTCAAATTCTTTACCGTTTTTATTAAATTCAATATAATGACCTAAACTTGCTGCCAATATATTAATTCTTTGATGTGCTTTAAGCAATTCTTCGGTTAATTCCTGCCTAGTTAGCTTTTTTATGTTCAACTTCACTCTCCTTTTTTATTATTTAAATCTGTCTTGTCTTGTTCTAAAAGCACTTTGTAAATATTTTCTTTTGTTTCATGTTTTTGCATAAAACTAAAAAACAGACCGATTATTGCTTTGTTTGTAAACTTTCCTTTTAAAAACTTTATAAAAGTATAAAATACTCCGGTATACATTGCTATAGAGTCTAAATCCCTAAGATGCTGCTTATCTACGATTGTTTTCCAAAACTTAAAAAAAGTATCCTCGCCTTCTCTCCAAGATTTTCTTTCAATTTCACTAATATCTTCCATTTTAACCTCCATAAATTTCATCGTCTGAGTATTCTCTCATAGATGTAACATTTTTACCATATAATTTTTCTACTAATATTTTTTCTAATTCATCAATGCTAAATGTTGCTTCAAGTTGTTGCCCAATACACAATTTAATAGTTAATGAATCATCTCTATCGGAATTTACATATACTCGCTTGCTCATTCACTCTCCCTTTTGATTATTTCGTCTTCCCAAGCCTTTCTTTGCCCTTTTGTCGGTCTTCTAGCACTTAATGGGGGTACACCTACTGCTTTGGCTCGTTTCTTCCATAAATACCACTCTTTTCGCTTCTGATTGTATTGTTCTTTCTTAATTGCATCATCTATTTGCTTTTTTTCACGTTTATTACGTTTTATAGGTGGTTCAATATCTCTCTCAGGTAAAGTTTCAATGATTGGTATTTCTTCCATAGCTTCTACAATCTCTGCATCTTCAGCATCATCATCTACTATCTTCAAATACTTCTCAAAAGGCGAATCCACAGTTACATTTATATTCTTAACTAATTTACCACTATGTTCTAAGACTAATCTCCCTGCTTGTACATTCCCTGACTTAGCCTCACGTATCATAGCACTTAATACTGCAGGCAATTCCCCTCCAAAGAGTACCATATACCTATCATATATAGCATCCATGAAGTTAGGGTCTGTACGCCACTTAAATATAGTACGTTCTGTTACCCCAATCTCTGCTGCTAACTCCTTAATAGTTAAACTAGGGTTGGTAGCAAAATGCTCAATAGCAACTTTCTTGATTTGGTCATATTTTTGTAGTTTACTCATATTTTAATATACAACACTTTGGTAGTTATTTTAAAATTTTTATATTTTGCCATGTTTTGGAAGTTAATATCCCTATTTTATGAGGAATGGTAACCCCCCACACTCCTAAAGACTCATACCCTCCCCACCCTGTTTGGTTGTTCGATACCCTCAAAGGAGGCTTACAATATCCATATAATTAGATATAATTTTAATATATTAATCTTTAAAAGCTTAGGTTGTTCAATGGTATTGTATGTATTAGTATCTATTTGTGTGTGCCTTGCCTAACTTTATAGCCTTGTATTACTGAACATTTAAGAACGTACCATATAAAGCCTTAAAACATACATTTAAAGCTTGTATTGCATATATATAGTTAATTGTATTAGTTTTGCCTTGCTTTTTGCCTCAAATCCAATTTAAAAACATCATTTAAAAAGTTTTTTCCCGTCGTGAAACTAAATAAATATTAAATAATAGTTGCAATGTATTATTTGCAATGCTTAATATTAAGTAGTTGATAACAAAACAAAAGGAAATAAAATGATTGATTTAAAATATAAAAAATATACTAATAAAGATTATTTAGTAGATGAGGTAAGTGCAAAAATAAAATCATTTACTATTAATAAAATAGAATTAAAAAAAGATTTAAGAAAATTAAAAAATAATACATTACTTGAATTATTAAGTAATATAAATAATAAATAACAAAAGGAAATAAAACAATGAAAAGAACATCAAATAATAAATGTAATGAATTAGTAAATAATAAGATTGAATTTAAAGCTAATAATATATTTAGTGAACATATCAAAAAAGATAAACTATATATTGTTTATTCTTACGGGTTTCACTTTCCTATATATATTAAATATAAAAATACTTGGTTTGAAAATAGTGATAAATATTCAGTTAGCACGTCAAAACATCAAAGTCAAGCACGACCAAACGCAAAAACTAAATTATTGAATACTAATCAAATGAAACAATTAATTTATAAAACATCATTTAACAAATAAGAAAAGGAAATAAAACAATGTACAAAGAACAAGAGATAAAAGAATATGCACAAGAGCAAATAAAATATCACTTAGAATATAATGAAGATTATTTAGATAATGATATACATGATATTCACCATGATTTATTTAATACTGATTATTACATAATTGGCATTTATCAAGCTAAAAAATGGTTAGGTGATAAAGCCTTTGATGTAATAGGTGATATAAAAGAATATGAAGAAGATAATTTTGGTGAGTTATACACAGATTTATCAGATGCAGAAAAGGTTGTAAATATGTGGGTTTATATTGTAGGTGAGCATATTTTAGAAGATGTAATAAATGATATAAAAGATAGGGTTTAATATGTATATAATAACAATTTTTTGGATTTTAGGCTTAATTTTAGCCTTTAAAATAATACAACACGCAATAAATAAAGGGGTTTAAAACAATGTATAAAAGTAAATTTAAATATATAGATAATTTATCTATTGAAATTATAACGCATAATAATCATATTATTATAAAAGATGAAAATTATAATAAACTTACTTTTATTGATTATACAATAAAACAAGCTATTAATGAATTTAAAAAAACATATAAATAAAGGATATTAAAATGAAAATAATTAATAATAATAACTTATCATTTTACATTGATAATAATAAAAATAATACTACTAAATATATAATATATGATAAAATTAAAGATTGTTATTATGCTTGTAAAGTAGGTATTCAAAAAGATAATATGGTATTAAAATTTGTTTTATATGCTTGTTATAAAATTAGTAACAATTTAACAAAGTGTAATTTTAATCAATTTGATAATATTATAAATAAAGATAATAAAATGAATTTAGCTATTAATTATAACAAGCTATATTATAAATAGAAGGCTATAAAATGAAATATAAACAATTTATAAT